ACTTGGCTCAGTAACAAGCACGAGCAGTCACAAGCTAAACACGTAGCTAAGATGGAAGTCATCAAGAACACAGCTACGTGGGAACAAGAGATGGCTGCTGCTAGTGCAACCTCGTGGAAAGACGAGTGGTTCACTGTGGTACTTTCAATGCCTCTGTTGGCTGTGTGTTACGGAGTTGCTATGGATGACTTGAGTATTATGCAGAGGGTAGGTATGGCTTTTGTTGAACTAGACAAGCTACCTGATTACTACCAGTACTTGCTTTACGTAGCCGTGACTGCCAGCTTTGGTATACGTGGTGCTGACAAGCTGATGCAGATGAAAGGTAAGTAAATATGGCAACAGACGAATTAGATATTCTTGCTGATACTACCAACGAAGATACTGGTTTAGAAGATACTACTACAAATACTAATACTGGTGAACGTTTTTACGACTATACTCCTCCCAGAGAAACAGGCGGCTCTCAAAATCTTTATTGGGGTAACTACTCCAAACAAGTTACATTAGATGAGTTAGAAGCAGCTTATTACGCTAAAGATAACGCAAGGACTAGAGAAGCATTTGGTTCTTGGGATAACTACTTAGCATACATGAATGAGCGACAAGACCTTATTGAACAAGGTGAGTATAAAGCTGATTGGTGGGACACGGGTGTTGCTTTAACAGATCCTGAAACTCTTGGTAGAGAAAGGGGTCAAGATGATCGTGCACTTGAAATGGACATTATGCAAGAAGGCGCTCGTCAAGGAGAAATAGGATACTCAGAACAAGAAGATGTGTTTACTGATCTGTATGAAAAATATACAGGTGAATCTGTTGTTAAAACTTTAGATAACGGTGCTAAATACGAGTGGAACGGTTCTGGTTTTGTGATGACTCAAGAAGCGTTTGGTCCACACATCGGAAGTATGCTTGGCGAGGCACTGCCCGGAATTGTTTTGTCAGCAGGCTTGGCTGGGCCATTGACGACTGTTCTTCAAGGAGCAGGAATGTCATCATCAGTGGCTCAAGCGGCATCTCAAGCGATTATTAATGGCGCTTCTCAATTAGCCGCTACTGGCGAGTTAGATGTAAAACAGGCATTAATTTCTGGCGCTATTGCTTATGGTGGTGCAGAGCTTGGTGCAGTTCTTGAGGGTAGTGCTGAGTTTGATGGCGTACTAGGCGATCTTGCGTCTTCCGCAACCGATAAGTTAAATAAATTTCAAGAGCTTATTGAAACAAACATTCCTATTGCTGATGCCGCAATACAGGCTGGCGGCATATCTATGCTTACTCAACTTGTTACTACGGGCGAGGTAGACTTAAAGCAGGCGGCGTTAGCCGCTGTAATTGCTGGCGGGAAAGAAGCGTTTAATCAGTTTAAGACGGACATGAATGCTTTAGGTGTTCCTGAAGACGAGTACATGGCTGATCTTGCTGAGTACGAAGAGTTTCAACAAGCTGCAATAGACGCAGATATTAAAGATCCGTTTCTTAATCCTAACTACACTACTGTAGGTGATGGGTTAATGGTTAACGCAGCGGGTGATGTATTTAACTACGCTGGTGATAACTTAGGCAATATGTCTACGTTAGACACGAACAATGACGGTATGTTGTCAGGAGTTGACTTACAAGAAATTACTACTGATGTTGCAGCTAAAAACATTTATAACTACCAAATGGGCGATACAGTTTATGTTGATGAAAACGGAGTCGCTGTAGATCCAAAACTTGTTCGTCGTTCTGGTGATGGTTTTGTTGGTTATGACGCTGCTGGCAACCAAGTAACAGTTACCGAAAAATATTATAATGAAGTATTTGGTGGTAGTAAAGGTGATTTAGTTTGGACTTCTGAAGGTGGGACAGACGGTTATATTAGTTATGAAAATGGTGAGTTAGCTTACAAAAAAGTAGAAGGTCAATGGGTTGATGCTGAAGGTAATGTAGTAGATGATCCGAAAACTGTTGACGAACTAACTATGGTAGCGGCTAAAGCCATAGATGAGCCTTTAGAGTCTGTTGAGTATTTTGATCAATCTGGTAATCCTATTACTTATAAATATCCTCCTGCTGGACTTCAAGATAACTTTAAACAAGGTCAGTTTTCTGGTCTTATTTTCGGGCCTAATGGTGAAATTAGTGAGGTGTGGTACGATCCTGTAACCAACACTGAGTATGTTAAAGCTCAAGGCACTACTCAAATTACAGCCATTAGAACTCCTGATACTCCACCAGAGCCAGTAGATCCTACGGAAGTTACGGAAGTTACAAAAACAACTACTTCTGGCGGTCAAGAAGTTGCTAACAATACGGCTGATGCTATAGCTACTGCTACAAACACTAACCAAATTAATGAAACAATTGCTGCGGCAAGTCAACAAGGTGCCTCTGCTTCACAGTTAACAAATGCAATTAATGCGGCTGTTGCTGCTGGTACTATATCTGCTGAACAAGCTGCTGCTGCTTTAGGTGCTATTGATGTAACCGTATCTGTAGATCCTAGCACAACTAGTATTTCTACAAGCACTGGTGGTATGTTAACAGGAGGGGCTGTTGATACTGGTACTGGAGTTACCGCCACAGGAACCACTGGTACAGGTGATACTGGTACAGGAACCACTGGTACAGGTGATACTGGTACAGGTGATACTGGTACAAAGGATACGGGCACAGGCACTAAAAACTACTCAACTGCAATAACAGGTGCTCTTGGTGGTGCTATAGATACAGTAGCAGGCACGGGAGATCCCGGTACAGGTGACCCCGGTACAGGTGATCCCGGCACAGGTGGCCCCGGTACAGGTGGACCGCCCGGAATAGATGGTAAAGACGGTAAAGACGGAAGAGATGGTGTATCAAGCAGACCGTTTACTCCTTACGAATTTAAAGGTCTTTCGTACCAGACACCAACAATACAAGAAATAGTTCAGAATCCTAACATTGATTACTCGGCTTCTCTTGATCGTATTATTAACAAAGGTATGTTTGGAAACTTAATATGACATATTTAAATCTAGTAAACAACGTACTTAGGCGGTTACGAGAAGATGAAGTAACCACTGTTAGTAGCGACTCTTACAGTGCAATGGTTGGTGATTATATTAACGATGCCAAACAGCTTGTAGAAAACGCATGGGATTGGTCTAATCTTAGGTCTACTTTAACAATCTCTACAGTTGCTGATGATTACACTTACTCGTTAACTGGCTACCAAGACCAAGGTAAAATCTTAAACATTATTAACGACACATCTAATATTGTTATGGAGTACAGACCACAAGAATGGTTTGACGATAAGTTTTTTGTTAACACTCCTGCTTCTGGTGCACCTCAATATTACACCTTTAGTGGCATCGATGGTTCTGGTGACGCACAGATTGATGTGTATCCCAAGCCTGATGGTGTTTACTCTTTGAAGATTAAAAGCGTTATTAGAAACGTAGCCTTGAGTTCTGACTCTGACACACTTGCTATTCCTAGTCAACCTGTAATACACATGGCTATTGCTATGCTAGCGCGTGAACGTGGTGAGACAGGCGGTACATCAACACCAGAATACTTTGCTATTGCTGACAAGTATCTGTCTGATGCTATTGCTCTTGATGCACAAAAACATCCTGAAGAAACTATTTGGTTTACACCATAGGGAGATACTAGATGGCCCAGCCTCTACAAAGTATTAATCTAGTTGCTCCTGCGTTTAAAGGGATCAACACAGAAGACTCTCCGCTTGCACAAGACCCTTCTTTTGCGGAGATTGCAGATAACGCTGTTATTGATAGACGAGGCAGGCTCGCATCAAGAAAAGGAAACCAAGTAATTACCGAAGACAAAACTGTTCTTGGTACAGATTACATTAGCACTATTCACGAGTTTTACGACAACGCTGGTAACGAGGTAATCTTTAGTACTGGTAATAACAAGATTATGACAGGTACGACTACACTGGTTGATGCTACACCGGGATCGTACACGATTACAGCTAACGATTGGAAGATAATTAACTTTAACGATCACGCTTACTTCTTTCAACGTGGCTACGAGCCTCTGGTTTACAGCAACAGTCTAGGTGCGGTAACTAAGATGTCCAGTGTAGCTGGTTCATCTGTTTCGTCTTCACAGTATTGCCATGAAGCTATCGCTGCATATGGGCGTGTGTGGTGTGTAGGCAACGCTACAGATGATAACACAATCTACTGGTCTGACTTGCTGATAGGACATGATTTTACTGGTGGATCTAGTGGTTCTATTGATGTATCTAAGGCGTGGCCTAGCGGTTTTGACAAGGTTGTAGCTATAGCGGCACACAACGGCCTGCTAGTTATCTTTGGTGAGCATAGCATTATTACGTACAGTGGTGCAGAAAGCCCTGCTACTATGGCGCTACAAGACACAATACCAAACGTAGGCTGTGTTGGTAGAAAGACTGTGCAGAACATCGGTACAGACTTGTTGTTCTTGAGCGACGATGGTTTGCGTAGCTTGGGACGTTCTATTCAAGAAAAGTCTTTGCCTATGTCTGACCTAAGTAGGAACGTCAAGCAAGAGATTATTGCTTACATTGCTACAACAACTGAACCTATTACATCTGTATACAGCCCAGAGAATTACTTTTATCTTTTGTCTTTTTCAGATGTGAATCTATCTTTTTGTTTTGATCTTAGAGGGGTTTTAGAAAACAACTCTTACAGGGTAACAAGATGGCCTAGTGTTAACTTTAAGTGCTACCACAGAGACAGGAACGGTGACCTGTACATAGGGACTACTGCTGGTATTGGTAAGTACTTTGGTTACTTTGACAACAACGAAACTTATCGTTTCCGCTACACAAGTCCCGGCCTTACGTTTGGTGATCCTTCTAAAATCAAAATGCTAAAGAAGGTACGGCCTACTATTATTGGTGGCAACAACGCCAACATTATTCTCAAGTGGGCGTATGACTTTAAAACAGCAACCAACTCTAGAGTGTTTACAGTAAGTGATCTTATTCCCGGTTTTTACGGAGAGTCAGAATACAACGTAGCACAGTACTCTGAAGGCGAGCTTGTAAACAGAAAAGCGTTAAACACTACTGGTTACGGAACCGTAGTTACTGTTGGGATTGAGACAGACATTAACGGTTACGGGTTGTCTATACAAGAAATGAATGTACTAGCACTAGTAGGTAAGACGTTATGAAGAATTATAATAAGAAAAGAGGTATTTGCTAATGGCTATGACACCGGGACCATCGGCTCCTCCAGATCCAACAATGCTGGAAAACTTTATAAAAGGCGCTACAGGACTGTTTGATGCTTTTGGCGCACCTGTCTTGGGCGCTGGTGCTGTCATGGGAGCGTACAACCGTCTGGGAGGTATAGGTGAAGCTGCTCAACAGGGCGCTCAAGCTATTGCTGCCCAGCAGTTAGCACAAACACAGTTTCAACCTTTTGGACTTACTACTGGTACTGGTTCAAGTTTTCGTTACGATCCTGTTACCGGCGAAGCAGGCTTTTCTCTAGGCGGTGTAGAACAGCAGGCACAAGGTCTTGGGTTGAATGTTTATAATCAGTTGATGGCAGCAGATCCTGAAGGTGCTGCAAGAATGGTAGGGCTAGGAAATACCTTAGCCAGCACAGGTGAGACTATTCTTGGTCAACAAGCATTTGGTATACCTCAAGCAGAGTTAGCTTCTGGTCAGGCTTACGGTATGGGCCAGCAGTTTATGCGAGGCGCTCAAACACAGCCGATGGATATTAACCTGTTACGTGGTCAGTTTGCTGGTCAGGTTCCGGGTATGTTAGCACAACAACCTAGCCGACAAATTGGTGCCCTTGGTTCACAGGCTCTTAGCTTAGGCGCTAGGGGTTTACAAACAACAGCACCTCAAGATGTAGAAGCATTACGTAGACAGTACGGAGCGTTAGCTGGACAAGCAGCACAAGACGTTCTGATGCCTACAGGGGCTAGAGAGCAGGATGTGTACAACCGTATCAGGGCTACACAGCTTGGAGAAGAAGAAAGACAGAGGCTTGCACTAGAGGAGCGTTTGGCTAGTCAAGGACGCTTGGGTGTGCGTACTTCTATGTTTGGTGGTACACCAGAGCAACTTGCGCTAGCTAAGGCACAAGAGTCTGCACAGAACCAAGCATCGCTGATGGCTATGCAACAGGCTCAACAAGAACGACAGCAAGCACTAGGCACTGCACAGACTCTTGGTGGTATGTTTGGTCAGCAGGCTGGTTTGTCTAACACGTTGCAAAGTGCAGCACAACAGAGAGCAGCACAGCTTTCACAACTAGGTCTGTCTGCTAATCAGATTGAAAGCCAGCTTAGGTCTGAAGGTCTAGGCAGAGCGGCTACAGCGGCAGGACAAGCAGGATCACTAGCGCAGATTGCTGGTGG